TCCCGCTATATTGACAGTGAATATAAATGCAGAGGCATTCCCCGCAACGGTAGCGCCAGACGCGCATGAGCCACTATATCCAGTAGTTACTATGCTTCCATTACCTACTTGGACTTGTAGATTGCTGGTACCATTCGTACTTACCCCACTAAACATCACAGTAATACGCTTTACCCAGCTAGGTATCCCTGTGAAGTCTATTGAAGTGCCTGATGTACTAGCGACTGCTGTTCCACTTGTAATAAGACTAGCACCAGTAGTTGGAGTGCCAGCTAATGTATAAGTGCCTGTCAGAGAGCCAGATAGAACTGGTGCTGTCAAAGTCTTATTAGTTAACGTGTCAGTCGTGGCTTTCCCGATTAGGGTGTCGGTTCCAGTTGGAAGTGTTAAAACTCCTGACCCTGCAACCAGTGGCGCACTGATAGTGATGCTGCCAGAAGTGTCGCCGGATATACTTACGCTCGCCATATTATTCTCCTTTGTTTCTACAATTATCGAAATGCCAAGACTTCATACCAGTAAGTCCACCCTCTGTATTGCAGTGTGGGCATATAACCTTTGGGAAATGTTTGCCAGCCATAGGTGCTTTGTGTCCTATATTTCCAATGCTTATTTTATCCCTAGTTTCTTGTGTAACAATATGCCCTAGCATACGTTTAGATACATTATCCCTTTCTTCTTGAGTGCGAATCCTGCCTACATTTGATTTTCTTATTGCCTCTCTAACATGAGGCAACATTGGCTGTCCTTTGTTGTGGGCTGTTTGCCCCTTAACAAATCTTGTAGCCTTACCTCCTTCTGTTAGATTAAGATTTATTTTAGTTTGCATTTCTGGAGTGCGCTTAAATCCCCCAGCCCAAGTAGCGAGTTTAGCAGCACTCAACCTTGCTCTTGTTTCTGCTGACTTAATAAACTTCTTGCCCCGTGAGCTGGGAGGCATACCCCCTCCAGCAATTATATTCCAGCCTATCTTATCAGCAGACCTTAGCTTAAACTCAACTGCTAAACAATATAACTCATCTGCAATTACAATAACCTCTTTTACAAGATTGTTCCAGCCATACTTCTTAATGGCGCGTTGTAGATGTAGATTGCCAGTTCTGACATGATGGTCATGCCACCTGAGCTTTGTATTGTTAGACACACCTATATAGCCTTGACTGAACATATCTGTATGCTCAGGGCGGTGTATCCAATATACAGAACTATTCACTCGAATCCCCTGCGACCGAAATGGAACTCATGATACCTCCTTGTCTGCTGGTTTGTTGCTTTCTTTAATCATTTCAACCAGCAGTTGCGTTACAGACAAAATATCTGATGACGTTGGCTCATGTGATTGAGCGTTAAGTCGTTTAATTTCCTTTTCAGCGTTTTGAGTAAGTACGGATAATGTAGTTGAACTCATGCGGATAATCCTTTTAATGTTGCTACATCTGCTTGTAACTGTGTGATTAGGGCTTGTTGTTCTTGAATCGCGGCTGTGAGGGTAGCTACCAAGAAGCTGGTGTCGATGCCTTGATACTGCGGTTTGCCTTCTGCATCTACTGCATCTTTCTCGCCAGTTACACAACCCTCAACTACCTCTTGCAATTCATGAGCAATGAAGCCTTGACCGTCTGAGCCATCTGAATTCCACTTGTAAGTGCAAGGCTTGAGCAGAGCCACTTTTGCAAGTGCGCCTGTCATTGGTGCGATGGTGTTCTTCAGGCGGTAGTCGGATGAGGTGTTATAAGCCGTGTTTGACCCGGCTGTGCTAATTGTTCCAACTTGTCCGTTTCCGTTGCTTAGCACCACATTAAAGTTAGTTCCGGTGCCGGCCATAAAAAACTGTGCTGCGGCTGACACCCCTACAACACCTGCAACGCGCAAGAGACCATCGTTGGGCGTGAATGATGTAGCCCCCACCAGCAAGTTACCGCTGGAGTCGATACGGGCGCGTTCAACACTGTTTGTGCTAAAAACCATTGGAATTGCACCAGTGCCTAAAAGCTGTACACCACTACTTCTATCTATGGAAAATTGAGCCGTTGCATAGCCGTCTGCAAACAATTCAAAAGTAGGATTGTTTGATGTGCTTCTGCTTCTAATAGCATTCGATGCAGACGAAGAAACTTCAAGTTTGCTAGCAGGCGAACTCGTACCAATACCCACATTACCGCTGGTGTCTACTGTTACTGTTGCAGTACCTGCTGATTGAAGCTGTAGGATTCCTGACGCATCAGCCCCCATTGCAATTCCACCACCAGCAGCTGTCAAAGCATTAATTGAGCTTGCCATTTATATCTCCTATTTTTTAGAGGACCAACCAGCGTTGGCCTGAGGGCACAGTAACTGTGATGCCTGCATCAATCTGAATTGGTCCAACACTAAATCCGTTCTTACCTGTAGAAAGCGTATAGTTTTCTGTGACTATTAGTGAGTTCTCATAGATTACACCATTAGCCTGTGCTCCGCCTACCCCACCCCATGCCCCCGCTGCATATCCTTCAAAGCCGCTAGTAGTTGTATTATATCTTAGCAGGCCGTTTGTTGGAGGAGATGTCCTCTGCCCTGTAGTTCCTACTGGCATATATGCAGAACCAGTTGAGCTGTCCTTTAGAACTACTTTATTACTTAGAGAAGTGCTGCTCCAAGATGTTCCATTAGAGGACAGTACATTCTCAGCTGTTCCTGGTGCAATGGTGTTAAATGTAGTTGAGCCGTTACCTACCAATAGATTATTAGCCGCAAAGGTAGATGCTCCTGTGCCGCCATCTGCCACAGCTAAGTCTGTTATACCAGTGATTGTTCCACCGTTGATTGTTGCTGTGTCTATACTTAGTGCTGGAACATAACTAAGAGCTGAAACTACATTTGTGCTATTGGCGTAAACCATAGCCGTCTTACCATTAGGAACTGTTACCCCAGTACCTGCAGAAGTCTTTACCAATATGTTCTGGCTTCCAGTGGTGTTGTTCTCAATAATATAGGGCTTACTTATACTGGGGACTATTAGCGTAGCTTGAGCTGTAAGTGCGCCAGTACAGTTTAGAATATAGTTTCTTGCGGCCTGACTAGCAGTGCTATTGGTAAGGCTGATTGTATTAGAGCCATCAATTAATGCTACTGCTGACCTCCCTACAATAGCCTCTTCTAAAGCAGTTCCCAGATTCTCATTTGTGGTAACGCCCCAAGCGCCGGCTTCATCTCCAGTAGCTATTAACTTTATCTTTAGGTCTGACCATGTTGCCATTTCTATCTCCTATTTTTCAAGACACAAACCAACGCTGCCCTGAAGTTATTGTGACCACAACGCCACTATTCACAGTTATTGGTCCGACTGAGTGGGCATTGAATCCAGCAGCAATAGTATAACTGGTAGCTACTGTATTAGCATTAAGTACTAACCCATTAATAGCTATTGGCGCAGTAACACTTAGCTCACCTGTTGATGGTTTATAAAGTAGCTTGGCATTAGATGTGTATAGATTTGCTATTGTTCCAGTTGTTCCAGTGGCAAATACTGGGTATATCTGAGAAGCTGTGGTTGTATCATTAGACAGAGATGCCGAGGTTGCTGTTGCTGTTAGCGTTCCTGTAACTAAAGATAATCCAGTTCCTACTGTGATTTCTTCTGCTGCTCCTGTTGCTGATGTAGTCCTGCCCAATAGCCTAGCTGTAGCCATTGTAAGGCCATTAGCCGAAGCATATGCACTAGGAGCCACATAGTCTGTTGCCGCTACTGCTATAGTCAGTGCACCAGTTGTAGTTGTACTCTTTAATATGCCGGTAGCTAGGGCTGAAGTACCATCAGAGTAATCAGTACCACTTGTTCCAGCACTTACAATTCCAGATACAGAACTACCCTTCAGCATGCCTGTTACTGTTGTTGTTAAGGTTATAGCCGGAGTAGATGTAGCCGTAGCTACTGTGCCAGCAAAGCCGTTGTTTGATACTACTGAGACTGAAGTTACTGTACCGGGAACTGCCGCAGTATTTCCATTTAGCTTCTGTATTGCCTGAAGAATAGTATCTGTAGCCGCTACTGTACCCGCCCCTGATGTGTATCCAGTTAAGACCTTGCCTATAACCGCTGAGTTGGTTAGGGTGGCTGCGTTACCTACAGAGGTGGCTTCACCCGTTAGGTTAGCGTTGGTGGTTACGTTACTAGCAGTAAATGCTGTAGCTGTGCCGGTTATGTTAGTTCCTACTAACGCACTTGGAGTGCCTAGATCTGGCGTTACTAGAGCAGGAGACGTTGCTCTTACAAAGACTCCAG